ATTGCACCACCATGAACATTAGGTTCATCTTCTATTCCAGTAAACATTACTTGGAAACTTAAACATCTATCTGGTATTGTATTAACTGCAAAAGCAATTCCATGTAATACTTCACCATGATAATCTAAATGATTATGTGTAAACTCTTTTCTTACCCAACATTTAAAATGTGGTATGTTACTAATTAAATAAGACAACTAACATTTCCATCTACGTCTTGCTTGTCTTAATCTTGAGTTAGGGTCTTTAGCTGCCTTTGGAAACTTCTTCATTTGTCCTGCAGACCTAGCACAATAACTCTTTCTTCTTTTAGCATCCTTACTGCCTTTCTTTACTTTACCTGTAACAGCAGTTTTTAATTTACTACCAGGATTATTTTTTCTATATTTTCTTACACCTGCTTCTGTAAGTCCGGCACCTTCTTTAGTGGGTCTTTTATCTCCACTTTTAATTGACATGCCCTCCATGCCTTTGCCTTTAATCTTTCTTTTTCTATTAATAGCCACTTATTTTTCTATATTAAAAGGTTCACCTTGTGGATATTCAACATCTGATACAGCTTCAATAGTACCTTGTACTTGAGGTCCTTTTCTTGCTTTACCATAACCTTGTCCAGTTGGTCTACCTACAATTTTATTTAAATCATATTTCTTTCCGGTTCTGCCTTGGCCACCTTCTATAATTGTTTTACCTATAAATTGTCCCATTATTTATCCTTTCTCATAATATGAGGAAACTAAATCATTACCATTAATCATGCCACCTCTAGATTTTTTAATTAGCCCACCTTTTTTAAAAGGCTGCTTCTCACCTATTTGTTTATTAAATTCTTTTTTAAATTCTTTTTTAGATAATACTTTATTAATTGGTGCATTTTTTAATGCAAGTCTACGAATTACATGTCTTATTGGTAATAAAGTTCCTGTTCCACCAAATCTTTTTCCAAATCTTTTTTTTAATTGTTCTTTACTTTCTTGAGGCTTTTCTTCATGCATAACATTTATATCATAAAAATTTTTTTTATATTCTTTAAATGATTGTTCAAAATTAGGAGCTCCTTGTTTTGATTTTACAATATCTTTTTTTGCATCTCTTGATTTTTTTTCAGCCATTACTTGCCTCCTTTATCATAAAAGGATTGTACAAACTGATTACCATTATTAGAAACTGTACCACCATATAACTGATAGGCCATGCCTCCACCTTTCTTATTCATAACCTTACCACCTTGTTTTTTAAATCCCATATTGTTTCTTACTCCTGTAGGTAGATTACTTAAACCTTTACCTTTATTACCTGTAGGTACATCTTTTAAATTTTTCATATTATTGCCTCTTGTTACTTGTAAGTTTATATTACTTCTACTAATACTCATTAGTCTGAATTTTTCATTACTGGTGTTGGGCCACCTAATGGATTAGCTGGAGTTTGCATATCATCTCTTCTAGTTCTTCTAGCTTGATTTCTTAATGAGTTAATAGAACCTTGAAACTTTTGTTCCATTGTAGGAACTAAAGAAAAGTTCTTCATGAATATCATTGACTCTACCATACATGCGTCAAATAAAGCATTGTAACAAAAGTCACTAAAGTAATTTGATGTGGTAGCACTTGTTCCTGTAGCACTAGATAATGCTAAAGGTCTTTTTGTAGTTTGTATCTCACCAGTTAATGCTGAAGCTGGTGTAGGTACTACATAAATTTCTGTGTTATTTTTTCTTGAATAGTATCTTGGTGTTCCTGTTGATGCACTTGCATGAGGAAAATAATCTATTGCATATTCGTATGTTCGTTGTAGTAATGGTGTTATATTAGATGAAGCACTTGTTTTATAGTTTACATTTCTAACTACTAATGTACCTTCTGGTACTGTTACTATAGGGTCTCCTGCAGTAAATGTAAATGTAGAATAATTATCTAAACCAGAATCATCTAGTTCTTTCATTAATCTGCTTTCAGCTCTTTCTACAATATTAGATATTTGTGATTCATATTCGTTAGAATCATTCTCTGTAGTATTTATTAAATCTGTTTTTAAAAATGAATACGAGGGCATCTATTATCCTAATATTAATGTAATAGCTGCAGCACTGGCTGGAGCAGAAACACTAATAGTACCTATAGTTTTTAATCCCATCTCTCCTATATAAATATCTGAAGAACCACTAGCCGGTACTTTACATTTTATAATGCTTGAACCAGAGGCATCTTGAACATCAAAAGTTCCAGCAGTCGGTGAGTATGCATAAAGTGCTACTATTCTTGGGCCTAATAAAGATGTTACTTTATCACTCCCAGAAACGTATACTGCTTTAAAATTGTTTGCCATTTTAATTCCTTAATGTTAGTATAGGAAGGCAGAGTAACTCATACCTTCCCATAGTTTTATTAGACTCCTGGGTTTCCTATATACCCTCGCCAGTCAGACACACCAAAAGAATATCTTTCTCTTGCTTTAAATCTGATGTTTCCGGTATCGAAATCAGGTTCCATTTTAGTTTGTAAAGGTGTTCTAGTGAACATCTTAGTACCATTTGGAACGTCAGTTTTTATGAAATACGCATCTGGGTCATTGAATCTTCTGTTTACAAAAAAACCATTAGGAACAAGTCCCATGTTTTGTAAACTGTTGATGTCATTGTCTGCACTTCCAGTTGTACCTGGAGTGTTTAAAATTACATCAGCAACGAAGATTAATTCGTTAGGTACGTGTAATGATACTGTGCCAGCTCCAATCAAAATACCTCTATCATCTTTAAGTTGTTGTACTTGTATTAAAGATGTTTCAAGTGTAGTTTGAGATAAGTCAGCATTAGTGCCATTATTTGCATAATTGCTTTGTGTTCCACCAATAACTACTGGGTGAGCAGTGCTTATAAAAGCCTGTCCATCACCAATAGCAGTAGCACCAGCAGTAAAAGCATTATTGAAAACTGAAGCAGCTTTCTGTTGCTTTGTATTTGCCATTGCTCTTGCTAAACCTTTTGCTCTTAACTTTGAAAAAGTGTCATAGAGGTTATCCTCCATTGCTTCTTCTGTAATTGCAAAAGCAAGTGCGATTGTTTCATTTTGATATCTAGCGACATAACTTTCGCTTGCATTATCAAAAGATACAGCAGCACCTTCTAGTTTAGTTGGGGCAGTACCAAATCCTGTAAAGAGGACTTCCTCTTCAAAAGACCTGTCTGAGTTCTCTACATCATATAGAGGCTCATGTTCGTTGTTAACTTCTCCGTACTCCATTCCAAAGACTGCATTCAATCCAGGAAGGAGCTCTTTACTAATAGCAGCTCTATTTATAGCCATTTTATATTATCCTTTCCTAGTTGTTATGAGACTGAAACTTGAGATAGCAGCGACTGTGACCTGTGCATATTAATATAACACTCCACAATTGGAAACGCATCTGCTTGACTTACATTACCATTAACAGAATCTCCATCTATATCTTTTCTTCCCACAACTCTAATTTGTGCGCCAACTGATGTATCAGCAGCAATTGCTGTTCCATTAATAGCATGTGAAGATTGTCCAGTTAGAATACTACCTGCTGATGCTGTAACAGCAAAGTTTGTAACTATGCATATTCTACCATCAGATAAGATTGAATCAGACTGAACATAATATGTTTGTGCAGGGTCTGTAATGACATGAAGTTTAACATCGGAAACACTAGTTCCTCCAGGGTAAAACCTGGAAAATTTAGGTTCTCCATTTTGTACATATTGACATCCTTGAAACACACCTGTTATTTTACATTTATTAGTTGGAACAGGTGTAATAGTTCCGGCAGTATCAATAGCTATGACATCTCCTGCAAATATATTATTAGGAAGTAAACTTACTATTCCTACATTTGCATTCGATACAGGCTGTACAATTTGTCCGTATCCTTCTGTATTCGGCTGACCATCTCTTTTTCGAGCAGGAAGAAATCCAAATGGGTTTTTAACTGTAGCCATAATAATTCTCCTTAATTAAAAAAAAGTTGATTAAAAATTAATCCTGAAACGTAGGTCGTCTTCCCTTTGTAACAGAACTTTTACTTGTATTACTTATAGGCATCTGAGAAGTTGATTGATTCATTAATTGTTGATTAACAGCATCCATCATCTGACCAGACTTCTTTAAGTAATGCGCTTTTTTCGCTTCTAGTTTAAACGTAGGTATTTTACCTAATGCTAAGTCTCCACGACAGACTACACCAGTATAGCGACCTTCCTTCCTTACGATAGAAGTTGCTCCCATTTCAGGTACCTCCTCCGGAGTCACAAATTCCCAGCCTTGTTGTTGTTTCTTACCAATATTTTGATAGTCTTCTTTATCTTTTAAATCGATACGAAGCCAGCCCAAGGTCATGCCTGAATTTTTAAACTTCTCATTAACTACATCAGGGATGTTAGTTGCAGATGGTTCTTCAAATACATAATCTTTTTGTGCTCTTTCGTTGGTTTCTCTGGTTTGAGAACTACGTATATTATTTCGTGTCATTATTTACCTCCACGTTGCATATTAATTGTTGTATAATCACCTTCAGACTTAGTTACCTTCATCTTTTCGGCAGCATACTGTTCAAGTGGTATTCCCCATTTACTAGCAAGTCGAACATCTTCTTGAGATAGTTTAACTTTCTTTGGGTTAGGAGAGGAACGTGACCCTCCTGCAACTACTTGAGATGGTGATGACGTACCATCATTGCGTTCATTTTGTGCTGGCTTACTCTCAAATTTATTGGGAAAAGCTGCACGAATTCTATTATTAATTTCTGAATAAAAATCTTCATCCATAGGACTATAACCTTCATTCTTTAACTCAGCATCTATTGCTAGTGCTGAAGCAGTCATAACATTATCTTTACCAAACCAATCATTATCTGCTTGCCAATCTATTGCTTTTTGGTCAGCTTGTACTGGTCTTTGTTGTACTGGTTGTTGTACTTGCTTTTGTACTGGTTGTTGTGCAAATCTACTTTTTGTTACTGCTACATTTTTTAAATCAGTTTGTGCTTCATTTAATGCTTCTTGTGCTTTTAATAATTTATCTTTATCTTGTGCTTCAAAAGCATCTGCATAAGAACTTCTAGCTAAATCTAATTTATCTTTTAATTGTTTTTCAGTAGCATCTAAATTTAATTTACTAACTTGATGAAACTCGTTTTCTTTTGTAGTGTAAGAACTTTTTAATTGTTCATTTTGTTGAATGAGTTGATTTATCTGCTCATCTCGTTCTTTTCTTTGACGTATTAATTGTCTAATTCTTTTTTCTGCACCTTTAGTTTCAATACCATCTAATTCTTTTGGTGCTTCTTTAGCAGGTTCTTCTGCTTTAACTACTTCTGGTTCAGGTTTTGCCTCAACCTTTTCTTTTTCTTCTACTTCAAATTCTACTTTATTATCTTCTTTATTTTCTGAGACTTCTATCTCACTCCATTTATCTTCCATTTTATTCTCCGTTGTGCACGAAACAAACGTATTACGTGCTTATTATTATTATACCACATTTTACAAGAAAATGCAACCTTTATTTACATATTTGTTAAATTAAATGTTGGGTCAAGATGTGTTGGGTCTTCAACCTTCATTATTATCTGGTCATCAAATAACAATAATAGTTTAGTACCTTTATAAAATAACTTTTGTCCAGCATGTTTACCATAACAAATATAGTCATCTTCTTTACACCAGGCACCATTTGGAAACTTATCTTTATCTTTGTAAGCTAAGTTACCTATCTTTAATACTCTACCAACTGTTGTTAAATAAGATATATCATCTTTAACACTTCCTGGTAATATAATACCACCTTTAGTTTTTTCTTTAATACTTATTGGTCTAACTAAAACGTGATACCCTGGCAATCCTGGTAAAACATCTGGGTCTAATGTATCATCATTAGATATCCATGAACTGTTTTGCATTGCTTTACCTAAAGCTACTTGTTGCATTAATCATCCTCCATTCTTCTTTTTATTATATGTTTTAAATTATTTTTACACCATTCTATACTTGTGATAGAACCCACCATTTGCCTATAATGAGGATAATCTTCAGCAGAACCATTACCTAATGTTTCTTTTAACTGAGAAATTTCCTCATCATAAACTTTAAATACTTCGTCAAATATTTCCACTATAGTTCAGCACAGGCATAGCAATTAATTTCTAAGCCTACACTAATTTCTTTTATAATTGGTTTATTCCACATAAGTTACTCCTTTTATTATTAAGCTGCGAAAGCAAATGCACCTGTTAATAATGTTGGTGCTCCACCCATCTCAGCAGCAATATCCCATGTACCTGTTTCATAACAGATAAATGCAATTTTACTACCAACAGTAAATAGATTTGTTGCATCATTAGCAGGTGTGAAAACTAATTGAGTTTCACCTGCTGCAGAAATATCAAATGCTACTTCATTGGTTGCTCTTGATTCAATAACAGAACCAGTTTTCCAAACATCATCTCC